TTTTATCTTTGTTAGACAAACTCAACCTTTACCTTTTACAATTTTATCGTTATACCCAAGATTAACTACTAATGATGGATAATATGTTATATATAGTACCTTATACTGCTGAACATGGAAAATTTATATTATCGTGTCAAATGAATCACGCACTTATGGATAAAGATGCTAGATTTGAAGGAGATGCTATGAACCTTTTGCAAGACCACCTTTCTTTTACAGGACTCGTTGGTAATAAACCAATCTTTGCTGCTGGTATGAAAATGATTTGGGGTCAGGTTGCAGAAGGTTGGGTCATTGCAACACAAGATGTTTGGGATCATCCTTTATCAGTTGCAAGAGCAATTAAAAAAGATTTTGCTAAGGTTGCAAGAAAGTATAATATTAAAAGAGTTCAAACTGCTGTAAGATCAGATTTTGAAAAAGGTATAAGATTTGCAGAATGGTTAGGATTAGAAAACGAGGGATTAATGAAACACTATGGTTTTGATGGTTCAGACCAATATAGATTTGCGAGGATATTTTAATGGGATTTTTAGCTCCAGCAGCACCATTTATAGTAGGCGGAACAGCATTATTAGGTATGCAACAAGCAAGTGCTATTGGTTCATATCAAGAAGCAGCTTTTAATAGAAGAGCATTAGTAGCAGAACAAAAAGCTGAAGCTCTTGAAAATAAATTAACTTTAGATTTACAAAAATTTGATAAAAAATTTAAACAACTAGAATCAACACAAGTTGTTAATACTTTAAAATCTGGTGCAGAATTTTCTGGTACAGCAAAATTAATTAAATTATCAAACTTATATAATGCAGAAATAGAAAGAGATATAATGAAATATAATACAGAAATAGGACAAGCTAGAGCTTTTGAAGAAGCATCATTTGCAAGAATAGAAGGAACTCTTGCAAAACAAAGATCAAGAATGGAACAGTTCCAAATTGCTAGTCAAGCAGGAACAAGTTTATTAACAATGACAGGATAGTATGCCAAAGATACCAACATATGATGTACAAGGAAGAATAACAGCAGATGTTCCAAGTTCAGGAACTATACCTAGTATTGATGTTCGTGAAAACATTTTTAGAGCAGCTAAACCAATTACTGATTTCGTTACAAAAGAATATATACAAGAAAAAAAATTAGAAGCAGATAATAAAGCATATCAATTATTATCTGATATGTACATAGATCAAAAAGATACTAATGGAAATATTATTCAAAAAGGTTTATTTACGATTCAAAGTGAAACAAAAGAAAATGGAAATCCATCAGATGCTGCTTTAATACATGATCAAGAAGTAAATAATTTATATAATTATTTTAAGAATAATAAATTTAACGATATAAATAATTTTACTAAAAAAGCTATTGAAAAAAAATTTTATTCTACAGCAGGTATTTTAAAAACAAAAGCTCTTGAAGGTTCAAGGTTAAAACAAATAACAGTATCAAAAGATGTAGATGAGGATTATATTTCTAAAGAAGCATTAGTGTTAAAAGATGTAGGACCAGTATATATAGATATATACACTCAAAAAGTAATTGATAAAATTAATTCAAACACAAATTATGATGAAGGTCAAAAGAAAATTTTAATTAAAGCATACAATCAATTTGGTGTAACAACTTTAGCAGAAAGTATGGCTACTGCACAACCTTTTGCTTTTAAAGAAGCGGTTGAAGCTGGTAAATTTGATTTATTATCTGCTGAACAAAAAATAACTTTATCCGCTACAGCAGATAAAAATATATTACAAAGTAAGTTTCAAGTATTAACAGGATCACTTGATTTACCTCCTGATGCTGCACCTGCTTTATTAAGCAGAGCTTATGATGAAATAGCAAAAGGAACATTTGGTGGTAATGAAGAATTAGTAAATTTATATAATAGTTTATCTCAAACAGAGAAAACAGAATTTAAAACTTTTTTTAATAAAAAAGCAAGAGCTAAAAGAACTGATATGCAGTTTAGTATTTTAGCTCAAAATCAAATTATACAATCAGAAGTAGCTTTAGAATCCAAAAAAATATTAGAAGAAATGGATAAAAAAAATGGTGTGCTTGAACAACAAATAGATCAATTATTTGGAGAAACTCCTGTTATTATTGAACAATTCAAAGAACTAAATGAAAAAGTTGTTAATAGTAAAGGCAAATCTATTTCAAGTTTTGATACAAATTCTAAAATAATTAACTTAATTATTAATGATGAGATTAATCAAGTATCAGATAAATTTTTATTACCAGGAGAAACTGGTGAAGGAAAATCAATTTTACAAAGATATGAAAATGGTGTTAATTTAAAAGACCTTACATTTTTAAGTTCAATGATAGATTCACAAAACAAAAATCCAGAAACATATTCTGAAATGAAAACATTTTTTGAGTTTATAGATTATTATAAAATGCCAGTTCAAGGTTCTCCTGTATTACAAGGCATTGATTCAGGCTTAGATAATAGATTAAATAATTTTAAATATGTAATGTATTCAAGATATATTAATGGTATTAAAAATGGAATACCTGCAAAAACTTTAACTGATCCTACAAAAAAAGAATTTATTGGAAAAGATGTTTTGAATTTTATGCCTAATGCAAATAAAATTTTTAAAGAAATGATAGACCAAATTAAAAAAAATAAAACATTTAATTTAGAAACAGATGCTAAAAGATTACCTGGTGAGTCTACAAAAGATTATTTAATAAGAATAGGATTAGCAAAATGACAACTTTAACTACGCAATTAGAAGCGTTAGAAAAAGGTGGATTTTCATCACAAGAAATTAGTGATTGGAAACAAGATAAAGTATTAACATTAGAAAATGCTGGATTTGAAAGTGATGAAATTTTAGCAGAGTTTGGTTATGAACCAATAGATAAAGGACCAATAAAAAAAATATGGGATAACATAATTAATTTAGGTAAAGAAGAAACTAAATCAACTTACGAAAAATTATTAGAGGTAGAAAAAAATGAACCTGATAATACTTCTTTAAAAGAAAAATTAGTTGGTGAAGTTTTTGAAGTAGAAAAATATTGGGATAGAGGTTTCAATATGGGTATCATAGATTTAATTCAAAACTATCATCAGTTACCAGGTAATAGTGGTACAGGTTTACCTGATGGTTATGTACTTGAACCTTTTAATGACACAGGTATTGTTGAAAGAAATATTCAAAACCTTGCAGTTATTACAAAAGATTTACCAGTATATTTAACAGGTGCTTTGTTTACAAATCTTTTAACTTTTGGTCGTGCAGGTAAAACAGGTACTGCTGCTGGTTCTGGTTTTTTTGCAGGTTCAATTAGAGAAACATATTTGAATATGTTGCAAGAAGGTAAGGTTCATAGTTTTTCAGAGTTTTGGGACATTTATACAAAAGAAGGAGTAAAAGCAGGTGCAAAAGAAGCAATACAATTAGGTAGTGCTTTTAAATTAGGAAGTTATGGAAAAAACTTTTTATCTAAACTTTTATTAAGAGTAGGTGGATTTGAAGGATCAGGTGCAATTATAGAACAAGAATTACCTAGTAAAGATCAACTAATAGATTCTACAATATTATTTGGTGCATTTGGTTTAGCTGAATCTGGTGGAGCTAAAGTTATCAATACAATTAAAAAAACTAATAACAATGCAATAGATGTATTAACAGATTATGTTGCTGATAAAACAGTTGTCGAAGATTTATCAAGTAAAAATATATTAATACCAAGAGCTTATGAAAAACCAAAATCAGAACCTGTATTCAAAGAGGACAGTTTTAAAAAAGATATTAAATTAGAAACAGAAGCTGAAAATAAAATTTTATCTAAACTTCGTTTTGAAAAAGAAGAAGTAACTGTAAAAGGAACTAAAAATAAATTAACTCAAGAATTGTTAGATAGACATCATCCAATACTTCGAATGGTTAGACAAGTAGACAAAACAAAAAATAGAACTAAACAATTAAGTATCTATGAAAGATTTAGAACTCTTGTTGGTATGCAACATAGAGCTGGACACTTTATTGAAATAGGAACTTTAGATAAAAATTTAAAAGTAAATGGAAAGTCTTTTAAAGAGGTACTAAAACCTATAGGTAAAGATAAAAAATCATATTTAGAATTTAATACTTATAAAGTTTCTAAACGAATTATTGAATTAAATGAAAGAGGAATTGATCATGGATTTGATATAAAAGCTGCAAGAGATGTTGTAGCTAATAAAAATTTAATTAAGAAGTATGACAAAATATCTAATGAATTAGATGCTTATAATTTAAGAATATTAGAATATGCAAGAGATAGGGGTTTAATAACTAAAGAAGCATTTAAAGCAATAACAGAAGCAAACAAAAATTATGTTCCTTTCTCAAGAGTTCTTGAAGCAATAGAAGGTGAAAAAGGTTATACTAAAAATGTATCTAATCCTTTTAAAAGAATTAAAGGATCTGAAAGAGATGTTATTGATCCAATAGAAACTGTATATAGTAACACATTTCACATTATAAAACTTGCTGAACGAAATGCAGCTCTTATAGAATTTTTTGATTTTGTAAAAGCAAATGAAAAAATATTTCCTGATATTAAAAAGAAAACAACTGGTAAAGAAATAAAAATAGAAAGAAAAGAATTAGAATCTGTATTAGACACAACATCTAAAAATTTTATATCTGATAAAGCTATAGAAAATTTTAAAGTATTTAGAAAAGAATTTTTACAACCAGATGAAACTTCTGTAGGTGTGATGAGAAATGGTAAGTTTGAAGTTTATGAAGTTGGCAAAGAATTAGCCAATGCTTTAAAAGATTTTGACCCAAGAGCTATGGGTGATTATATTAAAATGTTTAGATTAAATGCTCCTGCTAAATGGTTAAGAGCAGGTGCTACTGCATCACCTGACTTTGTATTTGCAAATATAATAAGAGATACAGTGTCTGCTGCTGTGTTTAGTAAATATGGATTTGTGCCTTTATGGAGTTCGTTAGAAGGAGCTATAACTTTAACTATGGGTAAATCTGGATTATCAAAAAAATCACAACAGATATATCAAAAGTGGGTAAGATCAGGTGGTATGCAATCTACTTTAGTTTCTCTTGATAGAAACATATTTGATAAACCAGCTTTTGAAATTTTAAATAAAGGACCTGTTAGAAATTTACTTAAAACACCATTAGAGTATTTAAGAATAGTATCAGAGTTTTCAGAAAACATGACAAGAATATCTGAATTTGGAAGAGCTTATAAAAAATCTAAAAAAGCAGGACTAACAGAAAAGGAAGCTATTGAAAGAGGTGGATTTGAATCAAGAGATATAACTATTGATTATTCTAAAATGGGTTTAAAAATGAAAGGACTAAATCAAATAGCTGCATTTTATAATGCAAGACTACAAGGTTATGCAAAAATTTATGATGCTTTTAAACAAAGACCAGCAAGAGCATTTACTATGATTACAGGATCAATCATACTTCCATCTATATATTTTTGGTTGGCAAACAAAGATGATCCTATTTATCAAAGACAACCAGAGTGGGTAAAAAATAATTATTGGGTAGTCGTACATGATGGTGTGCCTTATAGAATATCTAAACCTTTTGATCTTGGTGTGGTGTTTGGTACAGGTACAGAACAATTATTAGATTGGTTAAACAAAGAACATCCAGATGAAATTAATGATTTTATTTATGACTTTGGAATATCACAATTAAAAAATATAAATCCAACTCCTACATTTCTAACTCCTTTTATAGAAGCATATATGAATAAAAGTTTTTTTACAGGTAAACCTATTGTTCCAGATTATATGGATAAAAAATTATTATCTAAATATCAATATACAACTTATACATCTGAAGTTGCTAAAGGTATATCAAGAGCTATTAATACAATGATTGGAAATGATTATACTAAATTAGATAATCCTATATTTATTGATAATTTTTTAAATGCTTGGTTTGCTAGTTTAGGTAGATTTGTTATACAAATGACAGACAAAGGTTTAGTAGAGTTTGGTGTTATAGAAGATCCAATTAAACCCACAGATAATTTAACAATCATACCAGGTCTTAGAGCATTTAATTTAAGAGACCCAAGTGGTGGATCTGAATTTATAACTGATTTTTATCAAGAGTTTGCTAAAATAGATAAAGATATTGGAAGTATATTAGCTTTAGAAAAACAAGGCAATATACAAGAAGCTCTTAAAATTAGAAAAAAAATTAATATGAAAGATAAAAATGTTAAACAATTATTATTAGTAAGAGATGCTTTAAAAGAAATTAATTATGTTATAAGAAATATATATAATACTAAAAAATATACTGCTGACGAAAAAAGAGAAATGATAGATGGTCACTATCTTTTAATGATAAAAACAGCAAAAAGAGGATTAGATATGATGTATTATAAGGTTGATAATGATAATAAATAATAATATAGAGAAACTAATATGACAATATCTTCAACTACAGTAAAAAATTCATATTCAGGTAATGGTAGCACGACAGCTTTTGCCTACACATTTAAGATATTTGCGAACACAGATTTACAAGTAATAATTAGATCATCTACAGGAACTGAAACTGTCAAAACTTTGACTACTCATTATACAGTATCTGGCGTAGGAGATGCTTCAGGTGGTAATGTAACATTTACTACTGGAAACACTCCAGCATCTGGTGAAACAGTTGTAATCAGAAGAGCTGTTCCGCAAACCCAGGCAATAGACTATATTGCCAATGATCCATTCCCTGCGGAATCACACGAAGAGGGTTTGGATCGTGCAACTATGACCACACAACAAGTTCAAGAAGAACTTGATAGGTCTTTAAAATTATCAAGAACAAATACTATGACATCTACAGAGTTTACTGTAGGTGCAACAGATAGAGCTAACAAAGTTTTATCTTTTGATTCTTCTGGTGAACTTTCAGTTACTCAAGAACTTGGTACGTTCAAAGGTAATTGGTCTAGTGGCACAGCTTATGTTGTAAGAGATTTAGTCAAAGATACATCAACAAACAATATTTTTATAGTAAATACAGCACATACTGCATCAGGCTCAGAACCTTTAACAACTAATGCAAACTCTGCTAAATATGATTTAATTGTAGATGCAGCTAGTGCAACAACTTCAGCAACTAACGCAGCATCATCTGCTACAGCAGCAGCCAGTTCAGCTACTGCCGCTGCGAGTTCTGCTACAACAGCTTCGACACAAGCATCTAATGCTTCAACTTCTGCATCCACTGCATCAACACAGGCAACCAATGCAGCTAACTCTGCAACTGCTGCCGCTAGTTCAGCAACTTCTGCTGCAAATTCTTTAGATACATTTGATGATACTTATCTTGGTGCAAAGGCATCTGATCCAACAACTGATAATGATGGTGATGCTCTAGCAGCAGGTATGCTTTACACAAATACAAGTACAGGAAACTTAAAATTTTATAATGGTTCAGCTTGGGTAAATGTTTCAACAGGATTAACTTCCATATCTGCTGACACTACACCACAATTAGGTGGTAATTTAGATACAAATAATAATGAAATAGTTACTGTTTCAAATAGAGATTTAGTATTAGCTGCTAATGGAACTGGAGCTGTAGAGATTAAAGGTAATACAAATTCTGGTAAGGTTTTATTTAATTGTGAAAATAATTCGCATCACGTTTCACTACAAGCACCAGCTCACTCTGCATTTTCAGGAAATATTGGCTTAACCTTACCTACAAGCACAGGATCAAGTGGACAAGCATTAATTACAGATGGATCAGGTGTTTTATCTTTTTCAACTATTGCAGAAACTAAACCAACAGTAGCAGATGTATCACAAACAGTTGCACCAGCCACTGCTACAACAATAAATATTACAGGAACAGGATTTGTTGCAATACCAATAGTTGATTTTATAAACGCATCTACTGGAGCTATAACAAGAGCAAATACTGTAAGTTTAACAAGTGCTACTCAACTATCGGTTAATTTAACTTTAGCATCAGGAAATTATTTTGTTAGAATTGAAAACCCTGATGGCACAGCAGGAAGATCAACAAATAATATTATTACAGCATCTACAGCACCAAGTTTCGCTACATCAGCAGGGTCATTAGGAACAGTGGGAGCTGGAGAATCAGTATCTTTATCTGTAGCAGCTTCATCAGATAGTAATGTAACGATAGCAGAAACAACATCTGTATTAACATCTAATGCTAATACACCTGCTGCAACAATGAACTTAACTTTATCAGGATCACCTGCTACAAGTGCCACTTATAATATAACAGGAACAGCACCAAGTCCTACATCTGCTCAAACTTATAACTTTACATTATCTGCAACAGATGTAGAATCGCAGGTAGTAACAAGAGATTTTAGTATTACAGTATCAGTAGGTGCGACTGGAGGAGGACAA